CTTATGGTCTGGAATGACTCGATCAAGCGCAACTCTTAGCATACCGTTAATGAGTTCTGCATCTTTGATCTCAATTTGATCATTGACACCGAACGAACGAGTAAAGCTTCGTGTAGCAATTCCCTTGAATAGGTAATCGGAAGAGCTGTCGTCTTTTGTGTTACCTTTAATGATAAGCTTATTATCGGCAAGCTCAATATCAATTTCGTGCTTAGCGAATCCCGCTACAGCAATCTCAATTGCGTAGGAATTATCACCAGTCTTTTTGATATTGTATGGAGGATAGTTAGGAATGTTTTTTGTTACATCGTCATGCAGCTTGGCAAGACGGTTAATTTGATCTTCAAACCCTACAAAGAACTTGTCTGCGTCTTTGAAGAGAACCTCTGGGTTAAGCATATTATTAGCAACAAAGTGTTTTAGTCCAGTCATAATATTCTCCTTACTTAGTAGTTGTAAAGACGCGCTTGGCGTCCATATTCATAGCAGCCATGCCTACTGTAGTGAAGAAGTTAAATGTCTCTTGTCCCATCTTTTTAGCAAAAGATGTTTGAGCATCAATGTATGTCTGGAGGGGCTTTTTAAGTTCGTCGTTTGTTACGACTGTATTGACAAATTCTGTCTTGACGTTTTGGAATGAATCCACAAAATGGTTGTATACCGATAGCATACGTTTCTCCTTTATTAAGCGAGTTTAAAATTAACTACCCTAATATTAGGCATAGTTGTGTGAGGTGTTTCTAGACTGGCACATCCTCACAAGCCAGTTCCCATCCCGGGGATAATATTATATAGCTTTTCGTACAAAAGGTTTCAAGTCCGGAGGTGAAAAAGTATCCGGCTTTACCACTTTACCAGTCTCTGGATTCTTGATTGCTTTCTTTGTCATGGGATCTAGCTTAGACATATTGCTTCTGAACACTTCGTTCCATGCATTATGAATATCATATCCTTTGGCATGAGCGTATCCAATAGTAACCCAAATTAGATCGCAGATAGCATCAAGCTGTTCTACGTCATCATTATTCATAACTGCTTCTAAAAATTCGTTGTACTCTTCCTCCATTAGACTCCTATACAGTCCAGGAATAGACTTATCTCCTAATGAAAGTTGATCAACAGCCTCCATAAAGGCTCTTACGTCAAGAAAAGGCAATGCCATATAATAACCCCCAAAATTTTGCTCCAGGAAAACCTAGTAGCCATAGAATACTAACTACCATAATGAATATGTAGAATGAAAGTAAAGCTACGAAAGCTTTAGTAAGTAAGTTCATCTTTTTTATATTTTGGTTTTCGAGCATATCTTTTTTTGCTCTTTACCATCTTAGGCTTAAAGGGTGTGTTAGCACCATACAGCTCCACCGCTCTACGTTTAAACCTCGGTACTCGAATTGTTATCGTTGTTTGCATTTGTTTCTCCATCTGATGATTCATTATATTCGAATTCATCAAATAAATCCAGAGAATTATATACTCTAAGTGAGATACCTGCCTCTTTAAACATCCTAACTGTGACTCCAGAATTAAACCTATCAGTCTCCTGCCCTGACTGTACTGTGATCACATTTTTGATTCCGCGCTGTACGATAGACTTGGCGCACTCATTGCAGGGAAAAAGAGTTGAGTAAAGAGTTGCACCCTCTACGCTATTTGGCGCATTATCTAATGCGTTGCGTTCTGCATGACAAACGAAGAGTAATTTTGTCTCTCTATCTTCATACATTTCAGGCTTGTCTTCTACTCCTCTAGGAAAACCATTATAACCTAAAGACAGTACTCTCTTCTTATCATCTACGATGACACATCCAACTTTACGAGAAGGGTCTTTTGACCAAGTAGATACCTCGCGAGCCAGTCTTAGGTATCTTCCATCCCATTTGTACTCATTGTCATGAAGGCGTAAATATTTTTTACTCATACACTTCATCTTCCCAATCTTTGAAGAACTTAACTAGACCTTTACGTGCCTTAGCATATGTTTCTGGTCTGTAGTGAATTGCATCTGGACTATTGTGCATGGTGAGACAGGCTTTCTCATACTGCATCAAATCGAAGAAACGAACATCTCCTTCTTCCCATCGTGTCATGTATGCACGAATACGTTCAGTACGATCCCCCGTTGGATGAAAGGTGCATGGAGGAGGAATGTATGCTACACGAGCCCCTTTCTGAGCAAGAGCGCTTAGCAGCTGTTCAATATTAGCGAAAGTTTCAGCTGACTTCCACCAGTCATTATGACCGATGCTTATAGCAACGTTTGCTCCTGCTGGGATAAGCCTTACTTGTTCTTTAAGTTCCTTAGCGCGTGTATTGCGTCCAGACTTAGCCCAATTAATGTAACACTTGTCATTCAATGCAATACCCACACCATGACTATCTCCTAGAATGTAGATGGGATTCTTGGAGCAGGGTTTTTGTTCTTTTGCTTTAGCGGTTACTACAACCGGGGAAGCTTGTAGCTGGGATGCGCGTTGATGAGTAAGATCAGCGCATGCTGCTATAGGGAATAGAAGTGCCAGGGTGAGGATAATTTTATTCATAATGTATTGAGCGAGGCGCCCATCTCCTTAGTAAGTTCACGTTCACGGGCATGGGCGTTTTTACGTCCACGCACTTTTTCTAGTACCGACATCTCAAATACTTCAGGACCATACTCACGAATTTGATCATCGAGAGTGCGGTCAAAGTTTTTCTTAAGGGAGCGAAACACGTGCTGACGAGTTCTGATCTTCAGCGTCTTCGCGATAGATTGTTCTCTAATAACAGTTACACCAATGTAGATCTCTTCGGTGAGAGTATTGGTGTATTGATATATTAGATAACTGCGGTCTGATCTCTTTTTCCTTATCATACCACTATTATGGCTGATCACAGATATTAAATCAACTGTTATTTTCCTCAATAAAATCAAGGAGTTAGCGAATCAGAACCACGGATTCTGTGGGTATTTTAGGGCTTTTTCCAGGTTTCTTTAGCGTTTATCGTCTCAATATGCCTATATCCTAGCTCTATAAGTCTATCGGTTATCTTCTTATGGTTGTAATACTCTTTATTAACATCATCAAAACAGAATGTTGTTCCTGATCTTGATCTATCATTACACCATATTATCTCATCTAGCACTGATTGTGTTGAATGAGGCCCGTCAAAAAATACTAATGCGTATTGATTAATTATATGACCTTCTGAATCGTCAAATACTGGAACACCATCTTTAAAGTACTCCATGTATTGAGAATCAAGCATGTTATAAAATATTATATTATACTTGCAATGCATGTTTAGCTTTTGTATGTTAAGAACATAATCGCAAACATCACGCATCATCTCTAACTTCATATCGTTAGTATAGTTGTTATTGTATCCACCAGACAATACGGATGTATCAGATCCAATATATGGAATCTGCCCGTACGGATCTACACTGATGATTGTTCTTTTAAGATCGCTTGCAGCAAATAAGCCATCGATGATATATTTAAGCGAGCCTCCAGCGCGTGTTCCGATCTCTAATATTAGACCAGGTACGTCTTTTACACCTTCGGCTGCTCGCTGTAGCACGTCATAATTGGTACTATCACAATCCATTAAATCTTTATTCCTAACTGTAACTCTGATTTTTCACCTGTTCCGAGAACGCATGCGACATTGCCGTTTGTTTGAACAAATGTCCAAGAGCTGGTTTTTGGATTAGTAAAAAGAATATAATAAGTGTCGTCATATAAATCTTTGCCAGTAAAGATAGCCTTTTCTTCATACTGAGAGGCAAGGTTGACCACGACATCTTGATAACTACCGCACGTGATCCGCTTGGTGCTTTCGAAGGGAACAGCCATGGCTGTTCCCGCTATTAATAGGATAACAGCAAGAAACAGCTTACGCATTTTACTTCCTTCCGATGTTGTATTTGGCAACTAGCTGCCAGCTATCCTTTTCTTTAAATGGAAGAATTTTAATCATTGTGATTGGTAGTACTGGATCTTTAGATTTATTAACGTCTACCAGAGTTACCAGTCCCCACTCAGCAAGAAGGTTAGCAATAGCGTTACGTCTACCAATATCCTCTTCTGTGATGGATGCTGGTTTACCGTCTAGCGCAAATAGTTCTTTGAAATGTACAATATAATACTTGCCTTGCTTATGTAAGATATGGCAAGATTGATATAGTGTTTGGTCTTTCCGCGAGGCTACACCAATACGTGTTAATGTTTCTTTTACCTTTAAGAAATCTTCTTCATGGCCTAGCTTCGCTTCAATTAATGATTCTAAAATAGTCATTTTTCAGTTCCGCCCTGTTTAAGTTTTTCTTTAATTGAGGCCAGCTGCTTTTTCGTCAGTACCCTCAACGCACTCTGGGCTTTCTCATGACTATAGCCATAGTATTGCTTTATAATATCTAAATCATGGCTAGTTGTCTTCTTCACCCACTTTGCAAACCTTTTCTTAGGTCTGAGACTATTTAGGAAATAGTAATATTGGAGCCGTGACTCCAAAAAGTGGGCCATATTCATCTCATTGGCATACAAGATAGTATCAGGATAATAAGATAGCGCTTTATTTGTAATAAAAGGATCATACTCCTTTTCTGCTAGCTCATCATTATCCGTACCACTCATCATATCTTTTTTATTATAAGATACAGAATTTACAAAATCGAACGCGTTGATATATTTTCCCATTTCACCAATGCCTTATCACTCCTGTGACGATGAATGCATTCGTCACAATATAACATAATATAATAAGAGTTCTTATAAGAGCTATTATATCTGCCTCTCTTACATTAGCTCCAGCTTTTTCTCCGATTGCTTTAGCCCACAACCGCCAGGCTTTTCGTAACCAAATCATCCAATTAACATCCTTACAAGACCGAATGTGTCTATGGAAGTAAGCAATAGGTAGTTACCAAGCATACCAAACGATTTCCTAGAATAAGCAGCCCAAGAATACAAGGCACAGCCAGCAATCCAAATAGGGTACAACGCCAGAAGAGGTGGATTCGGGACGGTGACTGCCATAGTGATAGCGCACCCAATACTAGCAGCCCAAGCGAGCAACTCAACAACAAAACGGAAAGGATTACTATTCCAATCACTTCTAATCCATTCAAAAGTAGGCTTTAACAAATCATTCATTGAAATCCGTTCTCAACTTGCCATTGGTAGTGCGCTTTAAGCTCATTGTAAGCATCTAAAACTTCCTTTGGCATAACGTTGTAGCTGTTTATACGTGTTAGATTAATATCTATTGCGCGCGCAAGATTCCTACTCAGTCTAACCTCATTGAGCTGACTGAAGTAAAAATCCTCTCGTTCATGTCCCTTCATAGGAATTTGTGCATCTTCATTCATATTTAAATCCTATTAGTTTAAATAAAAACTTTCGATACCATGGCATTTCAATTGACTTTATCGTTATATTACCTGCACTACTGTAGTCGAGGTCTAAAGGTATCTGTTCGGTAAGAGGCCAGAAAAATTTAAATTCAAGCTGTTCTGTCATAGCACCCTTCTAATCGTTAATTATAACATTGCTAGTAGTTTCTATCCACACCCTTGCACCACAGCTCAGAGGTTTATCTGGAGAGTATACTATCCTACTAGGACCCTCTATTGTTACGTTATTAGCGTAAGTATTTGTCTTGTATGTCTTAACAGTTAGAACCGGTACTCTTTCATCTGGCTCTACTTTCTTATTACTACGAATGTACGCTTGATTTACATGAATGAATGTTTTCATTTAAACTCACATTCAACCATCACTTCAGTTAAACATGCAACTAGGTTAAGTTCCTGATCAGCAACAAATGCTGCTTTATATTGATAGTTGGCAACGATTAGTACTAACTGAGGAATAGAAGACGGTTTGAGAAAGTCGCTTGCAGTGTCGTACAATCGACGCATGATAACTACAGACTCATTATCTATATTCTCTGCTACCCACTTACGCACATTTGTAAATGACTTGTCTTTCATAGCTTGCATCAGCTCTTTCATCGACACTTCAGTAAGGTTGGTTAGAATACCTGTATCGATCTTACCAGTAGCTGAATATCGCTGAAGCTCGTTTAGGATGCGTCTCCAGTCAGGAAAATGTTTTTCTAGTACTGCGGCAACAGCTTTACTATCAAACTCAATTCCTTCGGCTTGAAGAATATCGCCCACTCGCTTGAAGAAGCGTGTAGCCATCTTTGCTTTTTCTTGTTTAGGAATCTTAAACTCTACAACAGAGCAACGAGAGTGAAGAGGCTCGATGATCTTATTCTTAAAATTGCAAGTCAGAATAAAGCCGCAGTTCTTCGAAAACTCTTCCATAAAGTTACGAAGAGCTGGTTGAGTAGAGTTAGCGTTCAGGTAGTCTGCTTCATCTAGAATAACATATTTACGGCCTCCTGTAAAGGAGATAGATGAAGCAAAGTTCATGATCTCATTACGAAGGGTGTCAATATTACCCTTAAGAGATCCGTTGATTACAATATAATCACATCCTAGTTCTTCACACATAGCGCGAGCAACTGTAGTTTTACCTACCCCTGCTCGGCCAGATAGAAGAAGATTAGGAATGTTTTGCTGGTTAACAAATTCTTGAAATGTAGCTTTCAGCTCAGCTGGTAAAACACAATCCTCTACCTTACGTGGTCTATATTTCTCGACCCACAAAAATTCTTCGTTCGTCAGACTCATCTTCATTCACTCCATCATAAAATAGTTCACGCCAGGCTTTAGGTTTAAGCTGTGCTCCTGACATGATGATCATTAATACGACCCACCACGGACTCCAGCTATAGACCAAAATAATATAGAAACCGCCAAACCAAATTATTGACTCCCATACAAGAGTATAGATTAGAAAGGTTATGGCTAGTACAGAGTCTTTCAATCTACCACCTTCTCATAGATTTCCTGAAACTCGGACATCTCAGTAATTTCTTGCTGGAAGTTTTGTTTATGATATACACGAGCCATTCTCTTGAGAATCTTCTTATCAAGAGTAAAGCGCTCACTTGCGTTCTTGATTGCTTCTTTTTGAAAGTCTCTTTCAGCCTCAGCCCTAACCATGCTTGCAGACATTTCACGCAACCACGACATCACATCTTTCTTATCTTCTTCAATCATAATTAACCCTCGTACTTAGAATTAGCTTCAGTAGCTATCCAATATTCTATATTATCTGCTTTAAAATGGCCAATACCTTTTGATGAGATACGAACACTATACTGCTGTTGCATTAACTTCATATTCTCAGATTTAAAGATCATACGAAACTTTTTGTCAGTTTCTCCTACTTTAATCTCAAACGTATCGTTAGTAGAGTTCTTAGAATCAACACCCTGAAGAAGAATATCTTCTCCATCACCGGCAATAGCAATCTCAGGCAACTGTAGTACTCCAAGAGCACGCATTAGCGATTGAAGGTGCGCAGGCTCGAGAGTAAACTCAATCTCAGCACTCTTGATGTCGATATCTTTTTCAGGTGGTTGAACGATCATATCAGGAGATGCAAAAGTATAGTTTACACTTTGACGTCCATTAGTGATCTTCGCTTGCTCCTTACCAACTTCTAACTCAGGCTCGTCAAACAAAGAAAGGACGCCGAGGAATCGACTCAAGTCATATACACAGAACGATGCTGGAATATTTTCCTGAATGATAGCCTTGGCGAGCATTGTCTTAGTAGGCGATACCGTACGAATAGTATTGCCTGCCTTGAACATGATAGATGGATTGATGGAAGAGAAGTTCTTTAAAATCTGAGTAGTTTGTGCACTAATTTTCATAATAAAATATTTCCTCTGTTAGTTGACAGCTTTTAATTTATAGACGTTCATTTCTTCTCCTTATCTTTCTTACCTTTGCCACCAAGTGCACCTGGATCAGCAGTGGCTGATGCACCAATAGAAGCAAGATCAGCTAAGGAGCCACCAAACACATACGTACCGACGTGCTGCATTTGCATCCAAGGACAGAACCAAACTTTCATACCAGCTTTTTGTACGTTGTAGCAGAACATATAGTCTTCTGACAAGTAGCGCTTAGTTTGTGGATCAATAATACAATCGAAATATGCCATGATTTCACGGCTACCATCAAAGTGCTCGGTGCGTACATGATCAGGCTTATAATGTAGATGAGGGAATGCAGCCTCATACTTTTCTAATGTACGACGACGAATCATCATAAAACCAGTACCAATCTCGAGAACCTCAACAGGCTTACCAATTGGAATTTCTTTAGTATTGGCTTTTGGATTGAACACATAGTCGCCAACAAACTTTTCTAGTTGATTAGGATCTTCATCTGCCACACCCTTATCAACCGCTAGTTTAATCTTCTCCCACGAGATACACTTCTTAGGATATGGACCTCCGATAACATCAAACTCTGATGCATCGTCTTGCATGGCAAGAAGCGCGAGTACGTCTTGTGGATTAAATCCAATGTCAGAGTCAATAAACATTAGATGAGTAGCACCAGAGCGTAGGAACTCATCTACGCAATAGTTACGCGCACGTGTAATTAGAGACTCGTTAAACAAATAATATAGTTGTAATGGAATCTTATACGATGCGCACATAGCAGAAAGATCGGCAATAGATCTAGCGTACATACCCGCACATTGACCTCCATACATTGGAGTAGCTACAAAGAGCTTACGTTTTTGAAGTTCCTCGATTGGAACATGAATCTGAATGCCATTTTCTTGCTGTTGAATAGTCATTATATGTCCTCACTTATGCGTTATATTGACCTTGATAAAGGTTATAAGTATCAGCTGATACTAAAACGAATTGCCCCACTCTTGCATTTTCTTGAATATACGAGGTCCCGCACATTACATGAATAACACCGCCGATGTAATTATTGAATCCGCTATCGTATAGACCGGATGTAATAAACACACCATTACGGTTTAGAGTAGATCTTGGTACAATCCAGCCGGCATAGCCTTCTGGAAGGTTTACAAAATGATTTGTTAAGAATTGATAAGAGCCTGGCTCAAGCTTCCACATCTTGACTTGCTCTTTTGCTCCTAGGTTGAGGCCTCCACTAACCAACTTGACGGGTTTATTCTTACGAGCGAGTTTAATATCTTCGCCGACTGCAAATGGAGTGTCTAGGATTCTTTCTATGGCAGTGATTCGAATGTCCACTGCGTTGGGTTGAATGCACTTATCATCTAGATTAGTGATCACTTCAACACCAGTTACCATCTTAGGGTGCTTTAACATAATTATACCTCACTTAATCATACTATCTTAAATATGTAGCTCGTCGGCAAAGAAGTATGGGTTCTCTACCGTCTTAAATTTTGCTCGTGGCTTAAACTCTTTTGAATTAAACAAAAACTCATACACAACGTTTGGCTCAGTTGCCTCACTTCCTTGAAACTTAGTAGATGATATGTTCATCTCACTATCAACATAAAGGGGAGATATTTCATTTCTAAAAATATAGAGGGTTGGGTTATTATAGTATAAACAGCTAAAGCTGCCATCAACACTACTGAGATTGTCAAAACTATTTCCCACCTCTTTGAGAAGAAGCGCTGTATCCCATTTTTCATCTGTACTGTATTTCTTTTGAAGATGCTTAACACAGTCCTCCTTAATGATGCCATTATGCCAAAGACATCTTGAATAGTAATTTGTTTCGTTATATTTGTTGTGCCTAAATGAGTTAAGCCACAAAGCAGTGGCTGGATGTACTGACTCAACTGATCGAGCTTCAGTAGTAGGTGCCTGTACGTGCACGATACCGTAAAACCCTTTAGGGATTTTAATATCGTCATAATTAACTGAGCCGATTTCTTTCTTGTGTACACCGAGACGTCCAATATACGTCTCGATAGTGGAGAAAGAATAAGAGTGCGATCCTCTATACGAATTCAGCTCGATTAGTTCGATAAGCTTATCCCTATCAAACGATCCTACGATAGCACACATAGAGTCTCCTTACTTGATGAGTTTATCCCACGGAATGTTGATTGAGTATAGAATAGGATCTGCCATACCCGCTTTAGCAAAATTAGAAATACGTTCACTACAGGAAGGACATTTACCGCATGAACGACCCTCTTCATCAGGATCATAACATGTTAAAGTAAACTCGAATTTAACTCCACCTAATTCTTTAGCAATTTCAATCTCTTGATGCTTAGATAGATGACTAAAAGGAGCTTCAAGTTTAACCTTATGTGTACGGTTTTGCGCAGCTACCGCATTCATACTATCAACAAAGCGTTGACTGGTATCCCAATAACCATACTCATCATGAACTTGAAGACCAGTAAAGACATGAGATGCCTTATTAGCTTCAGCAAACGAGAATGCTAAAGAGTTAAGAATCATATTACGAAACGGTACGTAAGTTTTAGGCTGAGGGTCTCCTAGAACCTCTTTAATCGTAGGCATAGCGACACCACTACCGCCAATATTAGCAGAAACGTCACGAACAATCTCCCCAAGGATACTAAGATCCAATACATGGTGCTTGATATCGAGATAGTTACAAGTAGAGGCTGCCATAATCAGCTCTTTCTTCTGCTTCTGTCCATAGTTATAAGACAGCGCATATACTTTATCTACTCCATACTTCTTGGCTAAAATATATGTCATAATAGTACTATCCAGACCACCAGATAGTACTGATACAACATTGTGATTAGTCTCAGGAAGTAAATTTAGCGCTTCACTTAGATTCATCTTTAAGTTCCTGCTTTAATCGTTCAACATAAACAGCTGCATCAAGCAGTTCTTCTTGAAGGTGCTGTAACCAATCCATAAGATTTAAATCGTTACGTTCAGTTGTAGTACCATACTTATTATAACCTTTTTCCATTCTAGAAATCAACTGATAGGTTACATTAAGTACGTTCTGATCTGGCAACTTTTGCTCGGTTAAGTTACCTGTAGGCAACGGCTGATTTATTGCTACTGTATGTTTAGTCTCAGGTCTATACCCTCGAGAAATCTTAAAATCTCCGTTAATGTTGGTATCTGAAACATACCAAGCTGATTCACCTACCATGTTATCATACACGTCGCGAAAATTATTGTCTGAGAGTTTTGTTGTCATAGTCAAGCACCATTCCAAGAGGTTGAGGAAGAAGATTAGGAGCAGTTGCGCGTGCAGGGCAAATATCCCAACCACCACGACGAGTATAAAGAGCAGTTACCATCAACTCGTCAGGCTCTAAAACATTCAACAATACCGTATATACACGCTCAACAATCTCTTCATGGAAGTGAGATTCTTTTCGCATGGATACGATATATTGTAGAATAGAAGCAGGGTCAACAGTCTTATGACCTGCAATATGAATAAAGATATCACCAAAGTCGGGCTGATGGGTTACACGACAATTAGATCGAAGAACATTAGTTCTGATTCTCTGCATACCAGGCTTTTCTACACCCTTAACAAGAGATGGATCATCAGTATAGGTATCAAACTTAATAGTATTAACATCTACTAAAGCTTCAATCATAATAAATTCATCTTGCCATTGCCGTGCGCTAGTAATTTTAGGTTCATACCTAAAGAACTTTACATCAACATGTGCACCAGCTGCACGAGAGAGATGCTCCGAGCCAATAACTTCTAAATTCTTAATAACATCATCTACAGTCTTTCCTAGCTTAACCATATTGAATGAGTTCCAAAATAGCTTCATAGACTTCGATTCAACCATACACTCACTATCAGATGGATAGGCAAGCTTAACCATGCCAGATACAGGATATCCGTTCTCGGTTAGAGCTGATACTTCATACCCATGCCATGTATCAAATCCAACGAACGGAAGCGCATCATCTCTTACTCCGATATCCACTCGGTTAAGGCGGCGGGGAATAGGTACTAGAAAGTCAGGTCTGACTTCTGTAATGTCTACGAAGTCAGAATAGTCGCCCGCCTTCTTGCCTAGCTGGGCACTTGCAATCTTTACTACGTCATCTTGATTATTACTCATAATTGCTCCATGTTTACTTTATCGATTACTTGTTGTACTCGTTCACGAACCGAGCCACTTAGTTTGGTTACGTATAGCTGTTCTCTGCTAATAGTTGCCTGAAAGATACTAACGATATCCTTCTGAAATTCTTTATTAGCACTACGCACTCCATCGTCCTCTATTTCAAATTCTGGATCGATATAGAACATAATTTCATACTCAGAGATTGTACGCATAAAAACTTTACGCACAAAATCCATAGTTTCTTTACTGATTTGATTTCGATCGAACAAATACTGACTATAAACATAACCATCCAACGAAGTACGATCAGTAATCATGTCAGTATGCATATACAGATTAACGATATGCTCTTGCATGATTAAACGCTGAGTGGTGTTATTGCCATCCTCATTGATCGGAAGACCATAGCTCTGTACGCGTCGTGTTACTTCATTACAGACGCTATAATCTTTGAACACACTTTCCGAACGCAATGCATTTAATAGAGTAGTCTTACCTACTGATTGCGCCCCACTAATACCAATTCTCATATTTTTAACTTCTCTTTCAAAAAGAATATCCATGCCTCAAGAGATGATTGCTTAAGCTTATCATATAACTCATCTAGAGTATCGCATCTATTAGTATAGTGAACAGACTTAACTATGTTACCCGCATCTAATTCAGGTATACACCTATGTACTACTGATCCTATTATAGGATAATTCTGATTTGATTGCCATACTTTTTCTTGAGGATCTTTACCCTTAAGTTCTGTATAGATGTCAATGGCACCAGGATGCCCATTATAGATCTCAAATGCATTACAAACTGCATCAGGCACAATTCTTAGATACCCGTGTAATGTAACTAATGCTGTCTTGTCAACATATGGTGACTTTAGAAAGTATTCCATCAGCGAGTTATGCCGAGCGGAAACAATAGGAGCCACCCCTGATAGCTCTCCTATCATAGGATGGCGTTTATACTTTGACTCATCTACATTGTTGGTAAAGATCATATCTGGTACCCGACCTAACTCGGCTACCAGATTAACAATCTCAGATCCTGTTTGACTAAAAAATACGTACCAGGGTCTATCCATTTACAATCTTTCGAAACTTTTTAATATTGTTAAAGATAAGTTCTTTAACATCCTGAGTTGGTTTCTCTTTAATAAGAGTAAACAGCTTTTGAGATGGCTTGTCTTGTAGTCCATTTAGCCCATCATATCGCATACCCTTGATACCTGCTACAACCGGATTAGATGTATCAAGGGAGTCAACCCACTTATAGTCTTTATATACGGCAAACTCTTGAGGTAGGCCGCAACCTAATAGGTGATGAGGTTTATCTTGATTGATGATATTATTCTCAAGAAGCATCTCAATCATCTTACGACGACCCAGCATATAGTAATGGTATTGAGTAGGCATCTTACCAAACATACTCTCTGATATAAAGAATGAATAATCAAACGAGATGGCAACCTTATCAACTAAAGGTTCCACCTCAAGATAGCATTGCGCAATCTCTTCAATAGACTTGCCTTGCACTACACCAATAGTCTTAGCTGGGTGATCAAAGTCCCAATCCTTAACATACTTAACGGTAGCCTCTGCATCTTCAAGTACGTCGGGAATAATATACCAGTCCGGGTTAAGATCAACAATCCACTCTTTATACTTGTCTGGATCAAAAGAGGTGCCTAGTTCAAAGATAGAGTTATCGAGAAGTACCTCGCGCCCCTGCTTCTTAGCTTTTTTAAATTTATTTCGATAGCTTGTATTCTCATCAAGAAGATGAACCAAAGCATAGTCATAGTCAGTCATCATTTGCACTTCATCAAATAGTGCAATAGGAGCTTCGTGTGCTATTTTAATCATTTGTTACCTCATATTAGTGTGCATAAAATCTGGCCAGTCTTCTCGTCTAATTCTATACCCATAGTCATCTTTAATCAATCTCTTTTTATTTTCGTCGCTAGACATCCAATTGATGAGGTCAGTTTTAGAATACATAACGTAAACATCACCCTTAGGACCTAGATGCATAAAGTGAGTATTAACCTTTTCAGGTTTAAAGAATTCTTCTTTAATAGTAATATACCAATAACTACGATCTCTATTCCAGTAAAGGCCCGTCTTACCAGACTTGACATCTATAGTTCTTATCTTATCGCCAACTACAGTTAAGTCGACTCCCAGAAGCTGCATCAAAGCATCCTCTGAGTGGTCGACTATACTTTTAGGCGACATAATCTCAGTGAGCAGTTTAATAGCGTTTTGCTCTCCTCGCTCACCAATAGCTCCGCTATTGCCATGCTTGTCTACATTCGATTTCTTGAATGAGTACCACACAGCCTTTCTTATATCATCATTATAAGGAGACTTGATCACTTGAGTCATTATGAACATACCTTTCATAGAATGATTATTATAATCACTCCCATAATAAAAATCCACTCCATAACCGTAAAGTTACAATTGTATTTTACATACAGGTCGTAAATACGATCACGGAGTGAGGGCTTGTACATTAGTAGTTCTTCTTTGGAAGTTCTGACATACGAAGTTGCTTTTGCCAACGTTTTACTGCGGCTGCTTTTTGACGCTTTCTTTTTGCAGATGGCTTTTCGTAGAACTCTTTCTCTCTTAGATCATTGAGAGTGCCTGCTCGTTCAGTCTTCTTTTTAAAGCGTCTAAGCATTACCTCAAACGGAACCTCTTTCGGAGGTGAATCGTGTCTTGTAAAACGTTTTAGTTTCATATATCTCCTATTTTATTGATTCAGATGAATCTGGTTTATCTTTATCGAGCCTTAGCTCGGTGAATACAGGAAGAAACAAACTTTCTTGTCCTGTGTTTCGATCAGCAATCCTGGCGTTGTACTTGATTGCGACAATCTTGCCGACAGTCTCTTCTCGTGTATAAAGAGTTCTTTGAGCGTCTGTGAAGCCAGTTCCGACCCCAACCTTAACTTTACCGTCGCTTGATTCGCAAATGATAGCTCCGAGCTTACCTGCATTTTTACCTGTTCCTTCTTCCCAGTCGGTTACGATAAGATCACATTCAAGTTCACCCTTGAATTTAATCTGATGCTTTACTCGTTTATTTTCCCATACACCATTCTTATCTTTAAGAATAATACCTTCATGTCCATTGCCAAGCAACTCTTGAAACAACTCTTTTGCTTGTTCTAAACTATCGACCGTTTGACTATAGACGATATGTATCTTCTTTGGCAATTTATTATCCTTCCAAAGCTTGTTGATAGGCTCAAAACGACTCTCGTATGAGACATTGTAGGCACCATCTTTAAACTCTTTCAGAGGAATACAATCCCATAATGAAGCGTGCACCATGGCAGCTTCCTTGGCACTCATAGTGCCTTTTTGTGCTTTAGAAAGAATACCGTTACCGGTCTGACGATCGGCAAACTGAATGTCGTCTGGATACATGATCATTAGTTCACCATCAAACACTACACTATCATTACCTATAAGAGATGCTAGCTCGATAAACTCGCTCTCAAGGTTGCCGCCTAGGTCCATTACCTTACCATTACGGGAACGAAAGGTAACTCCGTTATTGGTAACGATAGCATTAAAGCGCATACCGTCCATCTTCATTTGTGCGTAGGCAGGATACTTCATCTTACTAACGTTACGCTCTTCATATTGAGAGCATAGCATGCAGGGATATTCTTCTACAAGCCCAGACCAAATCTTATTAGCGGTAGCTTCTTGTACCCCGCAACGAAGATCTCTCTTTACTACTCGTTCAACAACCTCTGCATCGTCGGCAACGAGAGAAGATAGCAGCTTAGTTAGATAATCAATAGCTGCATTACCGGTAACCTGGCGGGTAGATAGCATGTTAAGACTATCTAGAACGGAGTCAAGAGAGTCAGCTTGGTTATCGGCTGCAGGAGTATACTTTGGAATCTTACGAATATAGAACTGCGTGTATGGATCGAGTGCATACTTGATAACACGTTTCAACAGCTCATTATTTTCGTTTGCGCGTAGGATGCTCTCTTTCTCATTACGAGAAGAAGTACCCTCGAGCTGTTTTAAAATAGAAAGTGTAGTCATATTGTTCCTTAAACCTTGAAACCCTGTCCTGCGAGCATGTAGTTAGTCAGCTTCTGAAGCATGGTATCTTTAGATTTCATTTTATTAAATGCTTCGACAAATGTAAACTTTGTTTCTTTCTTACCGTGACTAGCTTCCACTTCTGCAATACAGAATTGTCGAAAGCCGTCTACAGTCATATCGTTATAGTTCTTAAACATGCGCTCAAATCCGGTATCACCGAACTGATCGTTCTTAACTCGAGACTTAGATGTGTGTTGTGTAGCGAGTTGCATATTAGCGACCTCCAGTTTGTTGTACGTGAGCATTTACGCCCCAAAGCATAATCATAAGACCGATTGCTGACTTAACAATAGTCTCCCAAAGTGGTACTACGATACCTTGCATGGTGTTAAAGTCATCATGACCGATTGCACCAAACACTACTAGGAAGCCTAGCGCGATACGAATTGAACCTTTCATAGGAACCTCTCTACGATATATTGTTTAGCTGCACGAGTATTAGTAAACTTGTTACCGTTAACTACGATAGAGCGCCCGGTGATGGTAAGAATAAGATCTTTGTTCTTGTTAAACACATAGGTCTTTTTGCCCTTAGTCATCTCACGAGTGTACTCTGTATTGAGTCCGGAGAAGAACAATGTATCCATCAACTCCTCCTTCCACAAACTAGCAATGAAAGCGTCATTCATAATATACTCCTTATTGAGAAATCATGTACTTGGACAGCTCAATCCAGTTGCCAGGATTATTAGCGCAGATCTTAGAGACCTTCACCAGAGTACGGAGCGATATTTCGCGAGCAAGAGTCTTATTCTCTTTTAGCATCTCTAGAGCATTAGTCTTGATAGACATATCGTATTCAGGAAGGAACTCAGGAGATTCAACCAGCACTTTCATACGCTCAAGTTTCTGATCGGTAGTCATAGATAAGTCAACGCACATCGAACGAGTACGCAACGCTTGGTCAATCTTCTCTTTGTTGAGGTTGGAGATGAAGATAACCGAGCCCTTGAATACGAATGTACGGGGTAGTTCATCGCCACGAAGAGAAGTATTCCAAGTAATGACTCGGCGATCATAAGAGTCAAGAGCGCCCTTAAGCAAGTTCAAGGCGTCTGCATCTTTGAGAACAGAGTCGCAGTCGTCGAAGACGATAATTGAGTTTTGGTTCTCGTAGAGAACACGATACAAGCCTTTAGCGGTAGAGAAGCCCTTGATGACTCGGAAACACTTTTCCGGAGCAACATCCATATCGTCAGGGTCGATTTCTGAGATATCCTGATAGCCGTTATCAACCAAGGTCTTAACAACCGTATAGGTTTTACCTAAGCCACCCTCACCGGTAATAACAGCAGAAGGAGCAGATCCCGTAGCAACCATCTTAACGAGCTGAGAGACGAACTCAAAACGCTGGTTGATGGGAAACTCTACTCTAGGAGCAACAGGCTCCGTAATAACAGAAAAGCCAGCGTTACTTGCTACTGCACTAGTATTCATTTTCAACTTACGCTCAACGTAATAGCGACTAGATGACTTTACGATGAGGTTATCGTTAACATCATAACCGTAGAACTTACCCGACTTCTCGACAATTTTCATATCATCTCCTGTGTGTGTTGTCTCATTCAATATATTGATTATAGACCCGTGGGGAAATTAAATCCACTACTTTTTCCCCGGGAATTCCCCAATAAAATCAATGAGTTAGCGCAGAAGATCCACGGAATCTGTGGTGTTTCCAGCCAAAATTCCGTGGACTCTAGATAAGAATGATTCTTAATTAGTCTTTTCTATAGGTCTGCTGTAGCTGGATGTTATCGAAAAACTCCTTCTTCACATCAGCGCTATTGAATTCACCTCTTAGAACAGTAGTCTGTGTAAGAGATGAATGAGCCATGACACCTCTATTTTCACAGCAGCCATGAGTTGCTTGAATATACACAGCTACATCAGGAGAGCCGGTTGCTTCAGAGATTGCTTTAGCAATACGATTGCATAGTTCTTCTTGAAGAGTACCGCGACGTGCATGCCATTGAGCTAATCGAATATACTTGGATAGTCCAATTACCTTTTCATTAGGAATGATACCGATATAGACGGTACCGTTAACTGGTTGATGGTGATGAGAACACATAGAACGAATCTCTGCGCGAATAACTAGCATACCTTTATATGCATCTCCATCATCGTTAGGGAATGCTGTCACGTCAGGTTGACTAAAGTATCGTCCTTCCATAATCTCATAAACATACATCTTAGCCAATCGCTTGGCTGTATCCATCGAGTTAGGGTCAGTTTCTACATCGATAAGAAGAGAATTAAGAACGCCTCTAAACTTAATCGACAGCTCATCTACCAACATACTACGCTTCTCATCATCAAGATATTCAGATACGTTATCACAAGCATGGAAGCGCTTTCCATCCTTACGCATCTGATCTTTAATAATATCACTTACATTATTTTTCATAATTAACCCTCATATACTGCAGAATTACCCGCATGCTCAAAAACTTCTGCTGACTTCAAACGTACACCAACCCCTACTGGATAGCGGCATTCATACCTATGCACGTGTTGGTTGTTGTCAACATACTCCCAGTGTCCGTGCTTCTGAAATGACTTAAGAATGCTGTCCATCTTCTTATATACAAGCTCGGCAAACTTTTCGCAACCAACACCTTCAACAATTCGAATATCACATACAGCGCCACGCTTTTGTGGTACCTCGCTGTTAGGGTCTTCTGAGTCTGTGCGAACTATTGCGTTTAGTTCCTTAAACTTGCTCAGGAAAGGATCATCCTCTGCAATAATAAGAGTATGATCGAACATATACTCGGACCACTCCTTGAAAGCTTTTAAACCACCAAAGTCCATGACCCAGTTACGATCATCAAGAGTCTCTGATTCGAAGATCAACTTGATGCCGATAGAGTACCCGTGAAGAAGCGAACAATGTGAGTGTGTTGAACGCCATTGCCTAAAAGTACACGATAGTCCGCGATCATTACCATAAGTCTTTGTTGAATAATATTTTGACATTTTACTTCTCCCACCAAAAGTTAACCCAGTCTACATTAGTATCTCTATCAATCGTCTTATGATAGATGACTGGATGAATTAAATCTACACCCTTATTGAATATAAGACACGACAACTTGACGTTTGCTAGCTCATGTGCATCCCAATCTCGTAAGATACCTCTAAAGGTTTTTCCTGAGTCGCAGATATCATCTACTAGTAGAATCTGTTTGCCTTCGTGTGCATAATCGCACATCCATGCATTATGTTCTTGATTCTCTACATCACGCGTTTGCCAATGCAGTGCAACGAAAGGTACTTTAAGTTGATGTGAAAGTATTACTCCAGGAATAACACCTCCACGCGCAATACCTACTACATAATCAAACTTGACATCCTCAAAGGTTTCTCTAATATGCTTTACACCTTCAAGCATGTCATCAAAAGTATAATCCATTAAGTACCCCACTCATTCTTAAACAAAGGTACCTGCAAGCGATCAGAATAACGCCAACCCTTCTTCATGGCAAGCTCAGCTACTCGTCTATTATTAAGAGAGTAAACAGATTCAACACCGCCAACAGGCATTAGATAAACAGGACCATCAAAGAAGTGATCGCGATAGGCTTCCACCGCACGCTCTACATCTTGTACGTCCTCTTCTGTAGCTACAACAAACTTAAGGTAGGTATAACCAATTGCTGCATACTGATAAACAATCTCTGGCTTGATAGCTTCTTCCCACACTTCTCCTGAAACGGGAAGCTTAGGAGATACAGAAAATGTTAAATTAGCATATCCCATAGCCCTTTCAAACGTCCATTCATTAAGGTAGTCACTAAACTCTTTTGAAAGAGGCTGAGTACCATTGGTCTCAAACGTAATCTCTTTGAGAGAGCTCATTAGAGGGTGATTAAGAAGATCGGGATATGCGCGTTGCCATCCTAACAAAGGTTCACCCCCTGTAATTACCAAATGTTCTTCTTCCCACTTTCCGTGAGGAAGCATGCCCATGATAGCCTCTACAATAGCATTAGACTCTAGCATTGGACTTAGATGCTTGAACGAAGGGTGCCAAGAAGCATACGAATCGCAACCAGTAGATACCAGAGGCAGATCCTTATATGATTTGAATGTATCGGCACGCTTGGCAATATCTTCTGCCTCGGTGCTTAGTTGTCCTCTCGGCATACCAAACCCTGCACATTTAAAGTTACATCCAAAGGTTCGAAGGAAGACAGAAGGCACGCCCATATAGCGACCTTCGCCTTGAATAGAGTAAAATAACTCCGCTACTTTTAGTTTTGACATTAGGAACTCCTAGTTATATTTACGACGTGGAAGGTCACGTCAGACCATCTCTTCAACGATGCCAAGAAATTCAGCTACGATCAAGAGTATGCCGGCCCACGTGATGGAACCGACCAAAAGGGAAGCTCCGGCAGCAATGCGAATGGCACTCTTACCGAAGCTGATTAGTTTATGTTTGACAGGGTCTGGCTGGTTAGGATCAATACCAGTGAAAAGAATTTTAGATAACAATTATGTTCTCCTAGTTTACGTGGAAGGGCACGGAGCATTTATACCTCTCCTGGATCAAATTCCGTAGGAGGTGTGTAAGAGGGATCCTCTGTTCTAGTATATATCTTTGAACCTAATGAGTCAACTACTCTATAAAAATCTCCGCATCTTTTACATTGTACTATATCTGAAGAAATAACTCCAGCAAAAGTTTTAGTTTGGATTGTATCTTGAACTGTGGGCATATTCACAGCAGAAGAAAAGGAATTAGTGTTACCGGTCACAGTAAACGGTTGACACTCTTCTCCTGGGTTAGGACAAGAAGGTATTTTGAGGCCCATCTTTGTGCTCCTTAATAACTATTTTCTTTAAACCCTTATCTATCTTCTTTTTAAGATTGCGTGCTTGGTTTAGATGAAAAGGGTTTGCGCGTCTTGTATATACAATACCATCCATATGATCTAGCTCGTGTAAGAAACATCTAGCTGACATACCAATCAATTGCTGAGTATGAGTCTCACCAAATGCGTCTTGATAGCGAACTTTAATCATCTTTGGTCTTTTAATCTTGACCCATAGATTAGGAAATGAGAGACACCCCTCGTCAAGTAAGATTTGTTCTGAGGCGACGTCAACTACGCGTGGATTAAAACATACAAAAGGTTGTTCAGAGAACATTACAAAAACCCTATATGGTAGTCCGCATTGATTGGCTGATAGACCAATACCTTTATTAGCTACCATAGTTTCAATCAAGTTGTTACCTAACTCAACTGGATCGATAGGGGGATCTTTGAAATTAAACAACTCTAATCTTTGAGTGAGTATAGAGTGGTTAGATTCAACTAGTTTATAAATCATAATATCTCCTTATGCCATTCTCGAGAAGTTTTTATGCTTCTCAAACTTAATTACAGAATGGAACTTATCGTACAACTGATCACCTTTATGGCTGATAATGAATATGTTAGTATCGCTAGTTAGTGTGCTAAGAATTTTAAGAAACTCTTCAGTACCAGAATTGTCGAGCGACGAGTCAAAAATTTCATCCATTATGAGTAGATTGGTTGTTGCGCTATTTCTAAGCTTAGCAATCGCACGCCAAGTAAATAGCAACGATAAATCAATTCGTAGCTTCTCACCTTCACTAAACGACGCATATGTAAACTCATCTCTAAATCTAGACTTGATCGTTTCCTCAAACTGCTCGTTCAATTCAAAATTAACAAAGAAGTCCATCGACGCCAGATACTTATTAATTAGCTTGTTCATGATAGGGACGTACTGCTTAATAATTTTAGTCTTAATGCCAGTATCTTTTAACAATACATGCGCTACTTCATGCAATGATCTTTCTTGAGTGAGATCTTCTTTCTTTTGCATGAGTAAGACAAGTTCACTCTTTAAACTATTAATCTCGGTATTATTGTCGCTGATGTTAGTTGCATCGCTCTTTAGTGCATCAATCTCCGTATTGAGAGAGTTAATAAAGCTAGTAAATGCTATTACCTGGGTGTTTAGTTCGGTAACAGTTGAATTGTATCCAGTGATGGAGTCTTGTATTTCTGATATCTCCTTGATACGCGCTTTAACCTGATCGTATTGTTCAGTAAGCTTAGCTCTTCCTGACTCAACTTCAGATATAGATTGCTCGTCTTTAGAAACGATTTGATGTTTGTGTTCATGTTCAATACCTTGCCTACAGGTAGGACAGCTGTCATGCTCTTCAAAGAACATAATCTCTTTTTTAAGCTTAGTTATTTTATCATCAAGTTGAATCTCTAACTCGCGAATTTTATCCAGCTTATTATGTGCCTTATCCTTATCCTCAATAGACTTTTTGGCGGCGTCAATTGCTTGCTTAGTAGATGCAATATCAGTCTGTGCTTTATTAATGTTATTTTGTAGTTCAGAAATCTTATCTTCTTTTTGTTTAATAAGTTCGTCGTTGTTACGTTTTAGCGATTGAATATGCTTCTTTACTAGTTCAATCTTATCAGCTGTCGTCTTCATCTGATAAGATGTTTCAGTCAGCAGAGTTTTATTTTGTGTAATGCGTTCCTTAAGAAGAACATTCATCGTAGTAAAGATCTGAATGTCAAGAAGATCCTCAATAACCTCGCGCCTATTCATTGCTGACAATTGCATGAATGGAGTAAAGGAAGCTGAGCCTAGAATGACAATCTGATTAAAGGATTTCTGACTGAGTTTAAGAATATGCTTCTCAAGCATCTCTTGATACTCTCTTGCTTCAGCGTTCTGATTAATCAGTTGACCGTTTTGATAGATTTCAAAAATGGTAGGCTTAGCACCCCTAATAATCTTATACTCTTTGTTGCCTGCATTGAATTCCAACTCTACAACCATTCCCTTCTGGTTAATAGAGTTAATTAGTTGAGGTTTAGTAATCGATCTAAACGGCTTAGAGTAAAGCGCATACGACAAAGCGTCAAGTAAGGTAGACTTACCAGCACCGTTCTCACCTACAATAAGAGTTGATTTTGATTTTAGGAAATCGATTTCAGTAAATACGTTTCCAGTTGAAAGAAAGTTCTTCCAACGAATCTTTTTAAAGAGAATCATTCACACCTACTCAATTGTTAATGCTTCATTATATAAGCTTTGCATTAATATTTCCAGCTTTTTCTTGTCGACGTTTAGTTCCATTTGGTCAACGAATTTGTTGAGAATAGTAATCGTGTCTTCAGCTTCATTCACAATATCTTGATCGTCTTCAAGATTAAGATAGAAGTGATCTTCTACTACCTGCATATCAAGTACACCTGCACGTTCAAGTTTCTCAATTACCATATCAAACCAAAACGGATTTGTCTTGTTACGTACAATTACTTTTACAATTGTATTTTTATATTGAGAGGGGTCGATTGCAACAACCTCGTCCATGGACTTGTTGAGATCGTCGTAGTGAATCTTATGGAAGATCTTGAACGGGTTCTCAATGAACTCTATCGTCCTAGTTTCCGTATCAAAGATATGAAAGCCGCGGGGATCGTTATAATCAGACCAAGTAATTTCGTAAGGAGCTCCAAGATAGTTAATATTATCTCTAGTACTTTTATGATGGAAATGGCCAGTACATACCACATCGAACTTACTGAAAATTTTCGCATCAAAGCCATGATCGTTCACACTACCTTTATACATCTCAAAGCCTGCGAGCTCGAGATGTCCAAACAGTACTTGTGCATTAGTAGTTTTAAGAAACTCCATAGATCGTTCATAATTGTCAGTACAAATCCATGGAAGGAAAGCAATAGGAAGATCGTCAAAATATTCTACGGTAGGTCCACTATGGAATAAAACATCGCTATATCGATCTGAATATAGCTCTTCCATAGCATTTACCTCATTTGTATTTTTATAGTAGATATCATGGTTACCGATAATCACATGCAACTTAATTCCATTATTAACGCAAGGGTCAATAAAGTCGCGACGCAATCTGCGCGCAGTTACAAAATTAATATACTTGCGGCGGTCAACGATATCGCCAAGATGAATGACAGTACTAATGCCCTGTCGCTCCAAGTAGGGGAAGAAGCAGTCGCGATAAAACATCGCAAAATAGTCTGCAAAGATCGGGTTGTCATTACGAGCTCCAAAATGTGTATCAGTTATTAGCGCTATCTTCATTAAGATCCTCTTTTTCAACTACACCTAGCTCTTCTTCAATAAAAGCTTCTACACCAGTCTTGCCTTTTTCTTTTTTCTTAGCGGCATTAGCTTCAAAGGTTTTAATGAACTCAGAGATATTATCATTATCAAAGTCATTGTGTGGATGATAGGTTACATCATCCCATTCACTTTGCTCTACTAACTGATCAAATAACATCGAGTTTTCAAACGTCTTATGTTTAATATACATTTGCTTCTTCTCTTTAGCAATTCGTCTGAGGAAAGCAAAGTAAATAATTTGAGTAAAATAAGCAAATGGGTTATCAGACTTGGCAGGATCAAAATTATCAATATAGCAAATACAGTTTTCAATACCGTCAGATATCATTTCTTCTTTATATGAATAGTTAGCAAAATTGGGCTTCATTGCCAATCGCTTACCAATCAGAAGAATACACTCCCCGACATACCTCGGTATCTCCGGCCTCTTTGTATTGTTAGCTTTAGAACTCTGAACTGCTTCTCTATACTCTTTCATAGCCTGAAAGAGTTTTTTATTATCTACGTAATGATTATCCGCCATAATGCATCATTTAACCTCTAGTGTAAAGTATTATTAGCTCCTGGATCCATCATACGCTTTAGAAGATCTTTTGCTTGCTCTTCAGCGTTCTTCGTAGCGTGTTGATCGTCGGCTTCTTGTTTGTTAAGAAGAGCAAAATCATTAGCAATATTTTTGTCAAACGTTTGCTCTATTTGTGATAGACAATATGTGTAGTAGTTATTCATACCGTCACTTGGTTCCATCCAGTTCATTATATCATCTTTCTGAAATACAATCAACGGCTCTTTTCCAAACGCCATATATCGTTGCATGGCGATGGTAGGCATGCCTGCGATAGGGTTCCATCTATATAATACTGTGAGTGGATTTTCTACTAGAATTGTACCCTCTTCTTCACCCAGGACTTTTCCTACTACCTCTAGTCCATTAACCAATTTAAAATAGATTAGATCTTCCATTGCTACACCTTTAGCTTTACCGTATAAATTTTGTAGTCAAATTTTTCTTCATTGTATATCTTGATGCGTTCTGCAAAGTGCAAAATTGTATGGTTCTTTTTCGACTTCCATGTAAGATCATCAGCAATATCATAAAGAATGCATCGCTCTTTATTATCGTTTAGACGAAGCCCTCTACCTATAGATTGCAAGTTTCGAACTCTTGACTTTGATGGGCTTGCAAAAATAATATTATGAATATTCTTAACATTGACACCGGTAGAGAATGTTCCGTAGGATGCTAATATAATCATGTCATCATGTTGTTCTGCAAGCTTGCGAATTTCTTCTCTTGCTAAACCATCCACTTCACCCGTTACATAGGCGACTTGTTTGTTCGAGTCTTCTATTATCTTTAACAACTCTTTGCCGTGTTTTTCCACAAACTGAAATAGTACGAGGGTGTTTCCTTTCGTGGATAAGGCAAGGTTCTTAATGAAGTTGTTACGAGCATTATTGCGTACAATATAATCGACTTCGTCATGATAGTCTTGTCCTTTTATCATTTGCCTGACTTCATCAGGATAGCTAAGCACAATAGCTTTGATATAGAAATCCGACAACTGCTTCTTTTCGATTAGCTCAGCTGTTGTAGTCACTTGACGTACAGCACCAAATAGACCCTCAAGTACTAGTTTATGGGTTTGAGTTCCATCAAGTGTACCAGTAAACCCGTATCTATATTTACAGTTAATAAGCTTAGTCATAATGGATGTAAGTGACTTAGCTTTGAATAGATGGGCTTCGTCTCCAATACAAACCTCAAACTGCTCAAACCACTTCTTTGGCATCTTATAGATTGATTGCCAAGTAGTGATAGTAACTGGCTTTTGAATATCCATCTTCTCCTGACCTGAGTATATCTTATGACAAAACTTTTCAGAGTTAAAGCCATAGTCCTCAAAATCAGAATACATCTGATGTACCAAGGAAGTAGTCGGTACGATAATGAGAGTCTTTTTACTAAACCATCTAGTAAGAAGGTAGATGATAAAAGATTTACCAGAAGCTGTTGGTGATACTAATACACCTCTTCTATAACGTACACCGTAAATGAAGGCTTCTAGTTGATAATCCCTCGGAAGAAATTTTGGTTTAAGATCCTCTACGAACTGTTTAGCTTCTTCTTCAGAAAATTCTTCAGCAGAGAAATCAGTAATATACTCAACATCGTATTCTCTCTCCTTGCAAAACTTTCGCACATAGGTAAACAGACCACCGTATAGCAGTCTTGTCGCAGGATTAAAGAGACGAATCTTACCGTCCCAGACCTTCATTTTATACTGGGGTGTAAATTGAGCTCCGGGTACAGAGAAGGTAAAGTATTCTGCTAGCTCGTATGCGATAGAAGAGTCGCAATGTATACGGTTGTATACCTCATCATACTTTTCTATGCCAACCTTTTCACGTGTCAATTATGCTCCAACCTTAAACTTTTCCCAGGTGATTGCTGCGTTAATATTATATCCACGCTGGGTGAGAGATTTAATGATAGACTCAAGCAGTTCGATCTTTTCGTTCTGCATGGATATCTTCATGCTTACTGTACTAAGAAGAGGATCAGACTCCAAGTGCATAGGAATATCAGCACGCAGGATCTTAAGTGGATTAGGTTCCCAATCATGCTCTCTTAGAGTGTCTTCATCAATTGTGCCGGAATAGAAAGAGTGTCGTAGCTTATACATCTCCTTGTATTCTGTCTCTAGCTTGCGCATCAATAGACGCTCGTTGCTAAAGATCTTAAAGTATTTATGATGGAGCTTAGGTATACGGATTGCCTCGTCTCCTAACTCCATCTTATTGATCTGTGAGTCTTCTTCCCACAGCTGATAGATTTCTTCTAGCTTCATTCAGTTTACTCCATTATAAACGCATTATATACTCTTCATGGATACACATAGTGATTATATACCCATTGCAGAATGAAATCAACTGTTTTATGTAGTTTTGTTTATTGTGTATGATTTAAAAGCAAATGTGGCCGTTGCTTCAAGATACTCAACGTCTATAGCTCTTGTGTCAAATGTTAGCTCTGTTAGTGAAATAGGATATAGATCTGTGAATAGAATACTGTAGTTGGGATTCTTTGCTGAGTTCAGGATGATGAGTGTAGCATCTGAGTATACCCCTAAACCTGAAGCTTGATTAGCAATAGTCTTATATTGATCAAATGAGTCAGGGAAGCCTACAGCAATGAGCCAATCATACATCTCTTTATAGTTCTTAAGATCCTCATCTACTTTGAATGTGACGTTAAGGTCACCGAAGACTAAGTGATCACCTGGAATAGGCAATTTGATGAAGGGTGTCAGAATATTAGATGCACCGAGTGTCAGACTAGGTAAGGTAACTTGCTGCACGTATAAGTTTACTGTAGGTAGCTTCTTAATAGTAAACTGAAAATTAATCGGTGATAATGCGTTTTTGATTGTAGCTGCCATTTATTATTCCTTAAGCCGTTTTAAGAGGAGAGAATCCACTAATAGCCTGACTAATGCCTGTGCTATTGAATAGCCCTCCTGAAAACATCTGACCTGTTGATACATTGTTAAATACTGGAAGTTGTACTCCAGCAGCGCTTAAAAAGTCACCAGCAAAGGGCATCAAGTTACCCAATATACCACCACCCCCAGAAGATACGTTATATGATCCAATAATCAAGCGACCACCTGGTGAGCATTTTGATCCAATAGTAGCTACCGGTCTCATATTAACAAGTACTGACCATTGACCGGATGCAACAGCATCTGGATGACAACCTTTTTTAGGACAGCAATGAACTGATAGCGCATCCCCAATCCGCGCTACTGGTATTTTATTAACGAAGACGTTAGAAGACCCACTTACAACAAAATTTGGCCACCAGCATCCGTGTCCTGACGACATTGCTCCTTTGAATGACCAACCTGGCATATCTATACTTCCTTATGCAGTAATTTTTAAATGTCTGTTTTCACGGTTTTGTATAATTCGTGAAAGGACTTTCTTCATTTCTTCATCAAGAGAAGAGTATTCATGTTCTCTAGTAATATATAGGAACCCTGTATTAGCTGGAGGATCTCCTCTATCATATTCTGCCCACGTCTTCCACGCCTTACATTCAAATTGATAGCTGATTAATCTGGCTGTATTAGCTTCATACTTATAAACATCTTCTACCGTTTGATTATTCAATACACCAACATATATTCGTTCATTACGAACGTCGCTTTGTCTATAGTTGTGTACTGGAATACCCGTCCATTGTTTTACTTGAGGTTCGATAGAAGAAGTCCAGTAACTTGCAAGTCCTGGAAATACATCGTAGAAGGTTCCATATATTAATGCTGATCCGTTTGCATACTCATTAGCTGTATTAGATCTTGCATTAATAATAAAAACGTTAGTAGAAGGAACCTGTTTAGGGTCTGTCTCTTCCCTTAACCCGCCCCAGACTGTAGCTCCCTGTCCTCCATAACCAACCTTAGCGACTGTTCCTTTAGTTATAACTACAGGACAATAACTTCCATATACATATGTTACTTGATTATTAACATAGGTTTCGCCGGTTACTACACGCGCCGATTGCTCGTAGTTCGTTACTGAGGTATGCACTGGGTATGTAAATAAACCATCTCCATAAGATATAGATGGTGGAGTGTTTCCAGTGTTACTGAATGCATCTGCTAAAAAAGGTAAAAAGTGTACGTCACCAATTGGCATATAATATCCTCATCAACGTTTAATAATATTTAGGCAAAAAAAAGGGAGCTTTCGCTCCCTTTTCTTGTAAATCACCTGTGCGGTGGATATTACATAATGTTGTCTACTAGAACACGGCGATAGTAAACGTTGCTGTCCTTTGTTAGTGCGCCAAGACCAGCTGCTGAGCCTTGTGCAAATGGGTTAGCAACCATACCATAACGTGTCTTGAAGCCAATCTTAGGCTGGAATGAACCAGTGTCAACTGCACGAACCATTTGTAGAGGAACGTATGGGCAGTAGAATAGACCAGCGTCGAATGCGCTTGAGCCCTTATAACCAACAGTCATGTAGTTGCCTGTTGCATATGGGTCGATGTATACGCGAATACGACCGTTTAGAACACCAGCAAATGTAGCGCCAGTATCGTCAACGTTTAGGTTATTAGAGTTTAGTGCAGGTGCGTAGTCAAGAACACCAGCCATCTGAAGTGCAGAAGCAACGTCTGACGAACAGATGATGATGTTACCCTTACCACGGCGAGTAGCCTTGGCAATGGCGTTAGCTTCACGTTCAACTTGGAACATTAGGCCCTTGAACTTTTCAACTGACCAACGACCGTTAGAATCGGTGTCAAGGTCGAAACGGCCAGATGTGGTTGTGCCTTCTGTAGCACCCTGGGTAGCGGTTACGTTGATAGTACGAACTACTTCACGGTTAATTTCAGAGAGAATTTCTGCTGAAAGAATGTTGGATAGTTCGGTCTCAGCGTCTAGACCA